CATGATATCAATATCATAGGTCCTAATAAGGCCCTTATCCCTAAGGTTCTCGAGAACAAGTCTCTGTAGACCTTCATAGGGTAGTCTGTCTGTGAAATTCTTCATATCAATAGAATGATAGAAGAGGATATAATCCCTTTCTACCTTCATGTGATTATGTATGAATTCCACTGTAAGTTCATGGGAATCAACACCCTGAACTTTCCAAGAGGAATTTAATTCCTTTAGCTTCTTACCCAGTGGCGCACTAGCGCACGCTAGTAGAAGGTTCGGAACGGCTACAACTCGAAGTTTGTGGCCGGGTTCGTTAATGGTCGCGATGTATCCTATGGATAATTCATCCGACAATGGTTCATCAAGTGAGACTTTCCCTTGATGTACCTCCGCTCCTGTTACTACAGACGAGATAAAGGAGTCGGGATCCCGATTTATTATATTATAAATACGTGGATCTTTAAGCGACCAGCCAATATTAAAGGCTGCAATCTCACTTCTCGGAACAGCCATATTTCGGCTTTCGAGATTTACAAAGGAACGTTTATTAACGTTACCAAAGACACTAATAAGTGGCTTATATTCTCGTTGGGATTCATAAAGGAAACCACGAGTTGACAGGAATTTGTCCATAAATGGGCCAATTTCCTTTTGTATTTCCCTAACAGTATCCAAATTCTGTACAGGGAGATCATTGATGGAGTGAAATATCTTATCTTCATCTGATCGTGAAACACCGGGGATCATTCTACCCGTTTTCAGTTTCATCAATCCTGAAATAAGCTTTAAGCCATAGTCAGGATTAGACGAGTAAGCCTTGAATGCTGCATTCAGCAAAGGCTCATCGGTAATTTGGTGAAAATTATCGATACCATTCCTTGTAAAGGATAATGGTGGGATATTGCCTTCACAATTTGTGACACGCAATATTTTATAGTCATGAGCATCCAATGGTAACTGTACCAGGTGCTCCCCTATGGCGTATCTAATATCCGCACATAGGTTCAAGAAATGTTCGTCGTCCATAGTAATGAGACGACCAATTTCTCTCTGAAGTTCATCGTCAGGGATTAAACCTGAAAATAGAGACTTCAAATGGACGCAAAGTTGATCTTTCATAAAACACCTCTCTTGTGACAGGTGTCCATGATATAGACAACTTTACGGAAGCGTTACTCTGTACTCAGAGCATAGCACTTGCCCTGTCAGCTAATAAGACTGACACAACTGCCGCTTTATTAGGCGC